GGCGCGCACTCTCCGCGATGGATCCGGCAGACTGCGCCCCTTCGGCGCCGGCCGCAGCCAGCATGACCGCCTTGGTGATGCGCGCCGAGTTGTCGGCCAGCGCCTTCGCAACATACTCTTGTGCCGCCGTGCCCACCAGGCCCTTGCTGGTCGCTTCCTTGAGGAACCCGGCCGCGAACCGGTTGGCCACCACGCCACCCACGGCACCGGCGCCGATCGTGCCCGGCAGCGACTCGAAGATCTGTTGCGCCATCAGGCGCGGGTTGCCGCCGAGTTCGGCCAGGGTGTCGACAAAGCCCTTGGTCTTGGCCAGTCCGGCAGCGTCAGCCTGCCCGCGGTCGGAGTTGAACCCTTCCAAGAATTTCTTGGCCGCTTCGGGGTCGTAGCCGGCAACGTCTTTGAGCAGGCCGCCCGGGGTGACGCCGGTCCAGCCGGTGGCGAGATCCGCCAGGCCCACGACCGACTCACCAAACCCCACGACACCCTTGGCGCCGGACACGGCCAAGTCCTGGGCGAGATCCGCGCCGGCGCCGGCCGCGTTGGTCAGCACATTTGCGGGAGATCTCTGGAAACGGGCATTGGCCTGGGCAGCTTGTGCGGCCTGGGCGGCTTCGGCCTCGTTCAGGCCTGTGCTCTGGCGGGTGATCGCCGCCTGCGCGGCAGCGTTGGAGCGTTCGGCCCCGGCCAGCAGGTCAGTGCGCCGCCGCTGGTCGATCCCCTCGTTTTCCGTGTCGATCAGCCTGGTGCCGAAGTTCTTGATGCTGTCCAGGAATCCAGGCTTCTTTTTTGCCGGGACCAGATCGTCGAATGCGCCGGTACCGGAACCCGGCACCAGATCGTCAAAAGCACCCATGCGGGACCTCCAAAAGCGTCCCGCGAGGGTGCCATGCTTGCCACGCTGAATTGAGGGTGTCAGAATGCCGTTGCTCAAGCGACAGCGGTGTACGGCGTTAGTTCAAAGCACCAGAATACCGGTGGCAGGGATGCTGCTGGAGTTGGGGGTACAGACCGAAATCCCTACGCTCGCCTGAAATACTGGCTAGGCCGCTGCAAGGTTAGAGCTCCACGTCACGGCAGTGGCGCGTACCCCATGGACTTCAATCGCTCGTTCACAGCGGCCTTGGGTGCGCCACCGGCCAGCGCGGCGCGCGCCTGGGCGTGGGCAGCATCCTGGGTCGCAGGCTTTTCTGGAGCGCCGGCACCCCTGCCCTGCACCTTGGTTTTCCAGTTGGCGCCGTGCAGCGTGGCCATGGCCTCGTCCAGCTGCTCGCCCTGCAGCGGCATCGCGCTGGTCGTGAGCTTCAAGTAGTCGTCCTTCGGGCTCGACTGCACCTTTTCGTGCGCCATCGTGGCGGCCTCCATCGGGGTCTTGGCAGCGCCGGACGCGAGGAAGAAATTGGCCTTGCGTTCGGTGTCGGACATTTGCACGCCCTTGGCGCCGATCGTCAGGCTCATGAGCTTCGCGCGGGCCTTGGTCTCGCCGGCCTTGTCGCCGGTCTCGATGGCCTTGACCAGGGATTCCTGGATGTCGCCCAAAGCCTTTTTGCCGGCAGTTTCCTCGCGGATCCTGGCTAACTGCGCAGCACTCAGGGCATTGGACGCGGCCGCCGTGCCAGCCTGGATCTGCAGAGCCTTGTCGGCGCGCTTGTCGGCGTTCCCGGCCCGAACTTCCGCGTCGTCCGCACGCTTGTCCGCCTTCACCTGGAGGTTGCGGGCAAATTCAGCCTGCGAGAAGTTGTACAGGGACATCGGGTCCTTGAACACGTTCAGCCCGGCCAGCAGTTCATTGCGGTCCTTGAACGTCACTTCGCGCGCCGGGCGCCCGTCGATGGTCTCGCGCTGAATCGTGATCTTGCCGGTGTTCGGATCCACCACAATGCCGGCCACCTTCGCCCCGTCCGGCACGAAGCGGTCGTAGAACGCAGCCACCTTGCTCAGGTCGCCGGCAGCAGCGGCCGCCGACACCTGGGTCAGCGCCTCGTTGCGCGCCTGGGTCTCCAATTGGATCTTGTTGGATGCAAACGACATATTGTCTTTGGCCAGCGCATTTGCCTCTGCCAGCTTGCCGGCCGCGATCAGCTTGGACACACGGTACTGCCCGGTCGCCAGCTGGTCGTCGATGGTCATTTCGCGCGGCGTGCCGTCCGGGTTGACAAGGCGACTCTTGGCCCAGGTGGCCACGTCCTGGTCGACCGCTTCGAGCGCGGCTGTGTGCGCATCGGCCTTTTCGTCGCGCTTGCCCTGCCGCTCTGCGCTGCCGATCTGCAAGTCGGTCAGCTTCTGGCGCTGTTCGCCCTCGCGCGCCTGTTGCTCGAGGCGCAGGCCGCCCACGGGGTCGCCGTACTTTTTCATCACGCCGGCCATCGCCATGTTGCGGGCGTTGCCCACCTGGCCATCGGTCAGGGGTTTGTCGTAGGTCTGTCCAAGGAAGCGGGTTTGCCGTGGAGCCGTTGGCACGGTCGTGCCAGAAGCCGGCCCACCGTCCGCGCCGGGTGTCATCACCACATCGTCGACGGGCGCCAGGTCCTCGACATTGGCCTTGGCAATGTCCATCAGTTCCTTGTCCTGCAGGACCTTGCCAACCGAGTCATAGGCCGAGTTGAACCCGTCCATCAAGGATGCAATGCTGTATTTGCGTCGTGCCATGTTCGCCCCTTATTGCACCAGCATGGAGTAATCGACAACCGTGTGGCCATCGGCGTCGACCTTCACGGCCTCTGGCAGAACTGCCTGCACTTCGGTGGCCATCACCCCGCGCTGGCGCCCGTGGCCCCACTTGTCCCGGTATTCCTCGCGGTATTCGAAGTCGTAGACCCCAATGCCAAGCGGGTGATTGCCCACGCGCTCGATGTTCTGTTTGTAGTCCGGGTGCGAACCGAATGCCGTGAACAGCCGCGCGCCGCCGCCCAGCAGCGAACCAATACCATCCAGGCCGCCGCCGCTGGAGTTCGCCACGGTGTTCGCGTAGCTGGTCTGAGCGTTGAGCACCCCGGTCAGGCCCTGCATGGCAACCTGCCGGCCCTGCATGGTGGTGTTCGCGCCCTGCCCCATGGCGCCCAGGTAGGCCGCGCCGCCCGCGCCCTGGTTCGCCACGGCCGAATTACCGGCGCCGGTGGCCACCTGGTAGGCACCCGTCGATGCGCCTGGCAGGCCCCGGTACAAGCCGGCCACGTCCAGCTTCTTGGCAAAGCCCAGCGACTTCTCTTTCTCGCGGGCGGAATTGGCGGCCGTGGCTTCGGCCAGGCCCTGGGATGCAGCCATGGTGCCGCCCGCACCGGCGAGCTTTGCGGGGTTGAACCCGTACCGCAGGCCCTGGCGGATGATCTGGTTCTGGCTTGCCGTGGTGCCCTGGCGAACATCGGCCACGGCACGGTCAGCAGCTTCGGTTTGCAGCCGATCTGATCCGGCCGCCATGGCTTCGGTGTTCAGCGCAGCCTCAACCGGGCGCGCGTTGGTTTTCAGGTAGTCGAAGTAGTCATTGCCCTGGGCAATGCCCTGCTTCATGATGTCCAGCTGCGCATCGACAACCGGCTTGGCCACCAGCATGTTCTGGTCGTACTGGCGCTTTCCTTCGGCAAGCTGTTCGCGCCCGAGCTCCGCGCCAATGCGCGCGGTTTCCTCGGACGCGGCGGCCACCGGGGAATAGTCCGGTGGCGGCGGGGCATCACCACCCATGTCCAAGTGCATCAGTCGGCGCCCGTCGCGCGAGTACCCGTTATGTCGGCTGAATACCATCACGTTCGTGCTCCTTCAAATAGTCGGCCAGGCGTTCCGGCAACATCACCGGCGCCGCCGTGGCCAGGATCTGTGCGCCTCGCTCGATGCCGTTGAGCGCCGCGATCAGGAACACGGCTGCGTGCATCACCGCGTAGCGCAGGTAATGCGCGAGTTCCAACTGATGCCCCGTGCGCTCCCCGCCCTCGATCAGGTTCGCAGCCTCGTATCCCACCATGCCCACCATGAACAGCGCCCGCAGTTCGCCCTGGTACCGGACATAGCAGGGGTTGGACGGCAGGTACAGCAGCAAGTTCGCCATCAGCTTGGACACGTCGACCGGCTTGTCCTGGTCCACCAGGTCATCCCATGCATGGGCCACATACACCAGACGCTCGTACAGATCCAGCGCGTCACGGTCGCCGGCAAACCATTGCAGGCGGTCGACAAGGGCGGAATCAGCGGGCTCGATCATGGTCCGCCAAGCGTGCCATGCTTGCCACGTTTACTGGAGCCGGGCCAGGATCTCGTTAACCTTGGCCACGATCTCAGCCGTGGTCGCGGTGTCCGCCAGGGGGGCGATCTTGTCACCACGCTGGCCGGTGATGGTCTCCAGGTTTTCCTTGACGGCCTGGTCAAAGCTCGTCCGCGGGTTGCCCGGCTTCGGAATGGAAGGGATCGAGCGTTTCATACCTGCTTGAGCGACTGGAGGGTTTCCCCGATGACCACCGACTTGACGCGCACCGTGCCATTGATGCCGATGGAGACCGCATCGGTCTTTTTGCCGGCGCGCATCTTGAAGGATCCGCTTTGCGCCATGGTCTTGGAAAAGTAGGCCTCGCCGTTGTAGTACAGCGTGAATGTCAGCCCGGCCAGGGCCGGCGCGCTCAGGTTCGCCAGCGTGGAGCCGTTGAGCAGCAGCGCATTGATGGCAGACCCGCCAAGGGCGCCGGCACCGGTGTAGGCAGACAGCAGCACCGCATTCGCAGCCACGGCCGCCACATACACAGCCTGGGCCGCGTCATAGTCGGCTTGGCTCTGTTCGCTCACGAAGTCCACCCGAGCCGCGCCGAAGTTGCCGGGCGTTGGCAGGTAGTATTCTTTCGATCGCCAAGAATAGATCAACCGATCGCCCGTGTCGGCGTCATATTGGCTGATGCCGGTGGAATCCACAAAATACAGCTTGCCGTTGCGCGGGTCCGCGTAGAGCTCGTCCGGCGTGGCCGAGAGCAGCGTCAGGCCCACCTGGTCAGCACCGCTGAACACCATCACCCCGGCCGTGCCATCGGTGCCGGTCCAGCGCATGAAGATCCGCCCCTCGCTCACAGCACCCACCATCGACGCGGGGTTGAGCGGCGCCCACTCCACTTTCGAGAACATCGGTTGCGTCATGATCGCCGGGCCGCTGGAGCCGATGTAGGCCAGGCCGTAGGCGGTGGGGTAGACAACACCATCCTCGACGGCAATCACCCCGCGCTTGGACAGGCACGGCCACACGTTGTTGATCTTCTCGGGCGACATCGACGCGGGGTCGATCCCGGTGAAGGCTGCAGGGCTTCCGGCCGTGGCCGCCACCACCGTGCTGTCGTAGGCCGCAATGCCCACGATCTCGAAGTCGGTCCCGTACTGGTTCGCCACCGGCCAGGCGTGGGCCTGGTACGGTTCGGAGAAGCACAGTTGATTCCCGGAGAACCCGCACATGGACCCGTTGGGCAACGCGATGATGCCGGCCAGGTCCACTGGTGGCAGCACCCAGGTGGCCGAGATCAGTTCATCGCCCAGGATGGCGGAATCTGTCAGAGTGTCGTTGTAGGAGGTCGACACGTTGTCGGCCACCAGCTGGTACGTGGCATTGGTGCCGGCCGATCGGTACAGACGGCGCTTCATGCCGCTGGTGTTCCAGGGCGCCACGCGGGCCCAGCTGGTCGCCGCGCTGTAATCGCCGGCCACTTTGAATGTCGACGCCGTGGGCGCCTCGGTCACCAGCATGTCAACGCTGGCAATGGTCAATTCCTCGCCGGCCCGAAGCCAATGATTGGCCGCGGCCGCCATGGTGAACGTGGTGAAGCCGGCCGAGTGCACACCGGTGACAGTGCCCGAATTCGCCGGAAAAGCGTCCATGCCGGTGATCGCCCAGGTGCCGTCGACCTTGCCGGCCGTGAGCGTGCTCGCCGGCGACATGGCCGACTCTTCGCCCAGCGCGGAAAAGAACGTGTACCCGTAGACCCGTGACACAGCAGAGCCGGTCCCACCACTGTGGCCTACGCTGGGCGCCGCCTTGGGCGCCGGGATCCCCAGCGAGTAGAAGGTGGACGGCAACCCGCTGAACACGGCCATGCGGGGCTCGTTGTCGCCGGTCCAACAGTAGCGCGCCTCGACATCGGTGGACAGTGGCACGCGCGCAACATCCACATCCACCACCCAGGACAACCACTCTTCGGCGCCGCCGTACTCCGCGCGGTACACAGCCAGCCAGGGCCCGGACCCGGCCGGCAACTCCACGAGCATGGGCTTCTTGATCGGGCGGATCTCGCCGGACGTGATTACGAGGTTCGTGGCGTCGACGGCCGCGCCATCGGGCAGCAGCCGCTCTGCCACGCGGGGCGACATGCCCAGGAAGGGGACAATTCGAATGGGTTGCGGCATCGCGCGACAGTCCTACACCCAGGCCCGCACCACAAAGCGCCAGTTGCCGGCAGTGATGTTGGCCGCCACCTGGGTGTCCTTGCGCAAAACCTGGGTGTTCGACCCGGTGTAGCCGATGTTCACATTGGTGGCGTCGGCATTGAGTTGAATCACGCTTGTGCCGGGAACGGTTTGGATGATCTCAGCCTCGTCGCCCGCCACATAGCCAAGCTCATCGGTGACGCACTTGAGCACCGCAGTGAACATTTTCGGGCGCGCGGCAAAGCTGTGGGGGACCGGAAGCACGCTGTTGGGCGTGATCGTCTGGTCAGTGCTCTCGAAGAACTTGGAGATCCCCAGCGCGGCCTTGATCGCAGCAGGAGTCACAGCCCGGTCCGCATCGGTGCCGGCCTGCAGTTCTGCCGTGGTCGCAAGCTCCACCTTGCCGGCGACGGTTGTGCTGGCGGCCGGGAGCGCAGCCACGGCAGCATCAGCATAGGCCGTGGTGGCAATCTTCGTGGAGTTGTCTCCCGGTGACTGTGTAGTGCCCACTGCGCCCGAGGCAACGGTTGTCGTGACGGTCGCCGCCGAGGTCGCACTGGTAGCCGTGGCAGCATTGCCAGAGCACGCGGCGGCCGTGGTGGCCGTCGCGGCATTGCCGGTGCATGCGCCGGCCGTGGTGGCCGCAGGAACCGTGCCCGTCACATTGGCGCCGGGAATGTTGGTCAGCGTGTTGACAGACCCGCTGATGGTCTTGTTGGTCAGGGTTTGCGTTCCGTCGACCGTAGCTACCGTACCGGCCGTCAGACGAAGCTCCACAATGTCGCCAATGCTCCACGACCTGGCCGTGGTGCCTTCCTGGGCCCGGGTGATGCTCAGGGTGTCGGCGCCGGACGCGCGCGCCGTCACCTTCACGATCTCGATGTTGTTCGAAGCGTCCTGCAGCGTGACCATACACCAGTCGGAGCCGGTGACGATGGGGAAGCGATCGCCATGGCCGGTGGCCACCGTCATTGAGGATGACGAGTTGGTCAGCGAACCGGCCAGGGTCGAATAGGCGTTGTTCTTATTGAGCGCCGCTGGCATTGGGGACTCCGATCTTTTTCAGGAAAGCCATGTACATCGCGGCAGACCGCTGGGTCAGCACGCTCTCGTCGTCCTTGAGCTCTGCCTTGTAGATCACGTAATCCACGAGCGCCGGCTTGTACGACTCAGGCAGGTACAGGATCTGGTCAGCCAGGCCATAGGTGCCGGGGTTGCGTGCCACGCGTAGGTCGACCACTTGGCCGGACAGGGGCGCCGGATAGACGTAGAACCGCATGGCATCGCTCTCCACCGGTGCCCACTGCTGGGCCGGGCCCGGGGCATCGGTGCGCCAGGACGGCCGGAACATATCCATGGTCGCGCGGTCAAAGGGCGTCAGGCCGGCGCCGTTGTGGATCGACACCACATCAAGCAGGCTGTTGGCGTCATCCAGGTCGACCACTTGCTCGCAGACACCCGCCACGCACGTGAATGGATACAGGTCCGAAAATGCGGACGGTTTGAACTGCGCGATCTCTTGCAGGCCATCGTGCACGGCGCGCAACAGTTCGGTGTCGCTGTTGCGCGGCGCCGCCGTGTCGGTGTCTCCAAGGATGCCGCGGGCATCGGTGATGATCTCTTGGGGCGTCATGTCAGCACCACTTTGGACGAGATGCAATGCGGCCACGGCCGAAAGAGCGCGCCGCCTCGATGGTGGCCGTGCCCACACCGTTGTCGAAGATCCCGGCGTTGAACATGGCCAGTTTGTCGTTGCTCCATGGCTTGTTTGGGTAGACCATCAGGCGCGCCTTGGCGCCGGCCAGGATGGGCTCGCGGTACTTGATCGCGATGTCATGGGGCAACCCGGTGGCGGTGTCGCTGGGCTTCAGGGACACCCGCAGCTTGAGGCCGGTCGTAGCAGCCACGTCCGGGATCGGGTAGAACTGGACCACGCCGGGGGTGATCTGCAGCAGGGCCTTGGGCGTTCCGGTGTGGATCTGCCAGTCATCGGAGAATTGCGCGTCGAGTTCCTCGGTCGTTCGGATGTCCATGCGGATGCCGTCATACCAAGCCTTTTCAATGCGCACCAGTTGCGCGCCGGCCACAGCAATGGTTTCCATGGCCTGGGCTGCGTCAATCGGCACTTCGGTTTGCGTGACCTGCCAGGCGCGGCTTTGCACCAGCAGGGCCTGGGCAGCGCGCAGCAACTCATGCGCAGCCAGGATGTTGGGGCACCCCGGCACATGCGGCAGCAGGTCCTTGAACCAGTCGGACCAGGCAACGTCAGCGACAACGGGCGATACGACGATGGGCATGGCCTACTTGCCGATCAGTGAGCGCAGCCAGCGCACCAGGCGCTGCAGCAATGTGGGCGATGTTGGGTGCACGACGATGGTCATGGCGTCCTCAAGGGTTGGTCTGATACCAGCCGCAAATGTGCACCTGGGCAATGTCCAGGGTGCCCTTTTCCACAACTGCCGCAGGCATGTCGCTCCAGGAGAAATAGATCTTGGTTTCCCCGATGCCGATGCGCGCAAACAGCCGACTGCGAAGGCCGTCATAACTGGTGTTGCCCTGGGATGCCACTTCAAGACACTGCGAAAACAGACCAGAACGCGCCGGGAACGGCAGACCATCAAGAACAGCAGCGACTGTTTGACTATTGGAATTCCACTTCCACCGGCCAGCAACGTAGACCATCGAGCCCTGGCGCACCCAATTGCCGGATCCGCTGGACCCAGGTACTGAGGATCCGCCCGATGCGTCGGTGAACGTGAACGTGCCGGACGTTTCAAAATGATCGTCGCCCAGCAGGATGTCGGCCACGGTGCGGGGCGAGATCCCCGGCCCGCTGATAACCAGCTGGTACCGGCCGTCAGCCGCGTAGAACGAGAACGCGCCCAGGCTGTCCGTGGTCATCGGGTTGGCCTTGGTCGTCACCCCGTCATCAGAATAGATCGTGGCGTCCACGGCGCCGGGGAAAGTCTGCACCCGTACGGAGACCCCTTGCAGTGCCGTGCCGTCCGGGTTGACGATGGAGTCCTGGTATTTCTGCATGGCGCGTTACTGGCGATTCTTGCGGGTTTTCGCCGGCGCGGAAGTGGCGGCAGGCGCAGCGCCTTCAATGGGCGGCGCGGCCGGCGCGCCCTCGATGGGCGCAGCATTCATGTCCACCGGATCGTCGTCGTCCAGGTCATCGTCCGGGCCCCGGTCGTCGTCTGACTGGCCAGCGCCGGCCGCGCTCTTGAGCAGTTCGATCGCCTTTTCGTTGTCGGCCTGGTCAGCCGGGAAGAAGTCCCCCAGGGCCAGCAGCCGGGCGAGATCCGCAGGGTCCTCGACATCGCAGCACAGATCCCCGTCCTCGTTGGCAGCGAAAGCGTACTTGCGGCCGGACACGCCGGTCAGGTTCACCACGCCATCGCGCCGGGGCTTGATCGAGGTCTGCAGCTTCATTGTTCACTCCGTCCAAAAAAAACAGGGGAGGCACATGGCATCCCCTGTTGTGAAGCGCCAAGCAGGCGCGTTACCCCACCAAGGAATCGAATCAGTCGCCCGAGCGGTACATCAACTCCAGGCCCAGCGTGCCGGCCACCGCAGTGGTCGGCGCCGTGGCCACCTTGATCCCGATCTTGCGATCGGTCGAGGTCTTGGTCACGTTGGCCATGTTGTTGAGCGTGCGGGTCAGGTCCTTGTCGAAGGCCGTGGCCACTGCAGCACCGGTGGTGCCCCAGGTGCCGCCGCCGTCAGCCGCAGCCGTGGAAAAGGCCGTTTCGGCGGCATCCAGAATGCCGACATCAAACACTGCAGCAGCCGTGCTGGAGTCGATGTCGGACGCGAAAACCCGCACGCCGATGGGCACGCAGCCGGCCGGCAGGATGCCAATCCAACCGAAGTTGTTCAGCGCCAGGTCACCGGTCGTGACAGCCTGAACAAACCGCTCGGACACGACTTCCGGGCCGCTGGGATACCGGCACTGAAGGCGGCCGGACGTGTGGTTGTTGGTCGTTGCGAAAGCCATGTCGTTCTCCTATGAACTTGATGTGAACGCCGATCAGCGCGAAGCTGCAGCGGTGTCCAGCGAGAAGATCCCGAAGTCCTGGGCGCCGGCTTCGGTGGTGAAAGTGACCTTCTTGGTGCCGAAGATCGAGGACGTGGTGATGACCACCTTGTCGCCGTTGTCGCGGGTTTCCTCGTTCCAGTCGAAACGCAGGTTGGTGCCCGGCGAACCGTAGGCCGCCACGATGCCCTGGGAGCCCATGAACAGCGCGCGGGCAGCTTCCACGTTGGCGCCAGCGCCAGCGTTGTTGAAGCGGATCACGTTGCGGTGGCTGTGCAGGATCACGCCGCGGTACATGCCAAGCGATCCCTTGAACAGCGGAGAGGCCCGGCCTTCCGAGGCGGCGGCCGCCTTCTGGATGTCCAGCCACTGGCCCGTGTTCGTGTTCGAACGCAGGTCATCCTCCTGGAACGTGTGCATCACGCACACGAAGGTCTCCATGCCGTCGATCTTGCAGGGCTGCAGGACCGGGATGTTCGTGGCGCCGCCGCCCTGGGAATCAGCCTTGGTCTTGGCGCGGTCCACCAGACGCAGGTCGAACGTGTCGGCCGTGTCGATGTTGTTGAACGCGGTGGCGTTGTTGCCGTACAGCGTGTGGTTGCTGTCGGGCGTCACCAAGGCGTTGTTCGCCCGGCCGGTGTAGCCCACGGGAACCAGGAAGTTGGCATTGACGCCACGGGCGCCGGCGCCGTAGATGAACAGGAGTTCATCCTGCAGACGGCCCCACCAGCTGGACTGCTGGCGCTTGGCTTTCTCGCGCAGGTTGTTGAGCGTGCGCTTGCGGGTCATGCGACCACCGGTGTTCACACCGCAGCGAGCCTGGTCGATGTAGATGGTGTCGGTGTAGAAGCGCTGTGCCTCTTCCTTGCCTTCCAGCACG